TGCTAAGCATAATTTTGTATTCAATGCTAGCGACAAATCGCAATGGACCCATAATTCACTATGGGTGCCTGTGATTAATCAAAATATTTATTATCATATAAGCTCCGACAATACATGGCATGTCTATCTTCACGCTTACATGTAATGCCTATACCGTCTCCAAATCCTAAAGAAAAAAATAGCGAATTTATGAATCGCTGTATGACATATTTGTCAGATAAAAAAGAATTCAAAGACGCAAAACAAAGAGCCGCAGTTTGTTACAGCCAGTTAGCTCGCAAGAAAAAATCTAAGAAAAATTAACTTTTTTTATTTTTAATTCTTTTTATTTCGTCAGGCAATATTTTTGCCACTTTATCAGTTTTGTTTTCCATCATCAGTTCTGCTGGAGTAGCACCATTGAGTTTGGCGTTTTCGGTTTTAAGCCAACATGTTGATTGATAAGAATTTAAATTTTTGCTTAGTGTTTCAAGGATAGACTTTTGTGACATGCTATATATTACACATAATTTAATATTTTTTAAATAAAGCGGTGTATATATAATGTATGGGGCCGATATTGAATACAATTATAGGAGCCGGAATCAAGCTGGCTTGCAATTTGATAAATGCATGGCTAGAACAAAAAAGGCAGGATCAGCTGGCGCTAGCTGCGCGCGATGAAAAAATGCTTGATGCGTTGATTGCGAGTCAATCAGAAAATGCGCGAGATCCATTTGTCAAAGTTACTCGCAGAATACTTTTCATGAGTATCACTTTTACCATGTGTTTTTTAATGATATATTATGCCATGAATCCTAGTATAACATACAACATAATTGTTCCAAAAGGAGATGGCGCAAAATTAGGATTTTTTAGTTGGATATTTGGTGGCAAAGATTGGGAAATGGTTCAGATGACTGGTGGATTGATGCTTGCGTCATTCATGGATTTATGTTTTATGGTTGTGGGATTTTATGCAATTCCAAGCAAGCGTCGATGAGATTTTTACCATTGATTTGCTTGCTTTTTTCTTCGTGCGCAAAAAAGTTTGTACAGAAACCAGAAAAACATGACAAAATAGATTCTCCTGTCGTTGATTCTAATGTATTATCTATTGTAAATGAAGCTCAAAATTATGATTACCTCGGGCCATGGATTTGGTTTGGATTGATAATAGGTATTGTTCTTTTTTGTTCATTTTCTTCTTTGATTTTTAAAAAATGAATAGTGGACTTGATATATTAAGCGTGTTGACTGGTATTGTTTCTGCAATAACAGCAGTTGTAGGTATGTGGTTGAAATTGAAATATGACGAAAAGAAAAGCAAGGAATTTGTATACGATCCAAGCTCTCATAGCAACATAGTTTCTGCATTAAATTATGTTCTTGATGAAGCGCAAGCTGATCGAGTATATATTCTTGAATTTCATAACGGAGAACATTACTTTTCTGGCAGAAGTCAGCAAAAATTAAGCTGCACTTATGAGGTGGTCAGCGAAGGCATAAGCTCTGAGTGCCAAAGACTTCAGAATATCAGAACATCAAACTTCCATGGACTGATTCAAGCTATAGCGCGCGAAGAGACATTCAAATGCCCAAAATCAGAAGAATATAAACAAGATATAGGATTCAAATCTTTTCTTCAACAAAAGGGTGTTAAAAGTTTTTTTGCTAGACCCATAAAAACATTGAACGGGAAAATTCTTGGCATCATCTGTTTGGAATATGTCAAAGAAAATAGGGTCTGGGGAGAAGAGGCTGAGGAATTTACAAAAAAACAATCACGTGTAATTAGCGGTTATTTGATATAATTATTTTTTAGGCTATAATATATCATTATGGCTTTTTCTTATTGTCCTCATTGTGGCTTCAAAAATATGTACTCTTTACAGGCACCTAAATTTTGCGGTGGTTGTGGTGAGACTTTAAGCATATTATCTGCAGCAAAACAACAAACAACTGTTACAACAAAAACGCCCGCGAGAAAACTGAGATCTCGCCCAACTGAAAATATAGATCATGACGATCCAGATGGTTCAGATGTTTATGAAGTTCCAAACATATCAAAACTATCATATAGTATCGAGCAAGATCGAAATAAATTCAGTCTCAAAGACATAATTCCTTTGGAGGAATTAGATCCAGAGGCAGAACCTAAAAAACCCACACCAAAAAAAGCAAAGAAACGTGGAAGACCAAGAAAGTCCTAAATTTACATACGAGGACAAGTCCGACGAGATTGATTTAGAGGTCAGAAAGCGCAAGGGAAAATGGTTCTTGGATTCTCTCGCTTGGTTTGATTTTGAAGATGTAGAGCAAATCATAAAAGCTCATATATATAAAAAATGGGATCAATGGGATCAAAGGCGATCCCTGAAGCCTTGGATAAATAAGATCATAACCAATCAAATGAAAAACATTTTGCGCAACAATTATAGTAATTTTGTGAGACCCTGCTTGAACTGCCCTTTTAATCAATCCTGCGCCACAAAAGATGGAGGAGAGTCTTCTTTGTGTGGATTCACCAAAAGCGGATTGCAGGACTCTTCTTGCCCTCTGTACGCAAAATGGGAAAGAACCAAAAAACCTGCGTATGGAATCAAGATGGCTTTGGCCCTTGAAAATCATACTCACGAAGTTGGGGCTATGCAGGATCACAATTTTGACATTATTGAGTCTCACAAGAAATTAAATGAATATATGCAAAAAGAATTGTCTCCCAAGCAGTATCAGGTTTACGAGCTTTTGTTTGTTGATCATATGGATGAAGAGGAAGTTGCGAAAAAAATGGGCTACAAAACAAGCGAAAAGGGTAGAAAGGCTGGCTACAAGCAAATTAAAAATTTGAAAAAAATATTCAAGCAAAAGGCTCAAGAAATTTTAAAAACACAAGATGTGATCGCTGTAAGAGGAGTTGCGCCATGGAGTTGACGCAAGAGCAAAGACAAATTCTGCGTGAAAACGCAAAAGACATAACCGATTTAACCGAGTTAACAAGACTGGCGTTTCCTGACGCAGAAAAGGTTGACGGCAGAAGCAAACAAGGTCGTGCAGTCAGAGAATTTTTATTGAACAATGAAATTGAATACGAAACAAAACATATTTATCCAAAAGATAACATTGAATTAACTCAAGATCAAAAAGATTTCGTGGACCAGTCTGTTTCCAATGGAATGACTTGCGCGCAAGTAGCTTCAGTTCTTTTTCCTGAAGCCAGAGTAACTCATACATCAAAAGAATATCAAGCTGTATTCGACTATGTTGATACAAACGATCAAATCAAGACTCCAGCATCAGAGGACGCAATAAACAAAAGATATTCACCTCCAAAAGCGGCAAGCAAAATCATCAAAAAAATAAATGATTCTGCACAAACCAATATCAATGAAGACAAGTTGAGCATGTCTGAAAGAAAGGGTATCGAGTCGCTCGGCGGCTTTCTTGCGTCTCCACGATTTATACAGGTCATCAATACTTACGATAGTCAAGCTGATCGAGACTTGTTCGAAGCAGAATTTGTTCGCGCAACCTGGGACAAACCAGATTTAACAAGTGATGAAATTAATTTATATATCAATGTTTGTATGGATTATATTCATTTAAAGAATATTCAAAGCGCAATCAACAAATTGAATAGAATGTTCGATGAGGCAGAAGATCAGCAGGATCTAACTGTTCGCTTGGCAGAACTATTAAAAACAAAAAGTGAAGAATACAATCAATGCGAAAAGCGTATGGAGTCTCTGATTCAAAAACTGCAGGGAGATCGTTCAAAAAGAATCAACAGCAAGCAACAGCAAAATGCAAGTATATTGTCACTGGTTCAACTCTTTCAAGAAGAAGAGGAGCGTGAGGTAATGATAAAGATTGCGCAAATGCAAAAACAAGCCGCAAGCGAAGAGGCAGATCGATTAGAATCCATGCCCGACTGGAAAGCTAGAGTATTAGGAATATCCAAAGAAGATGTCGTGTGAAAAGAAAGTTTTTAAGGGCAAATATTTCAAGTCGCCCATTCAAGAAGATTCTGAATCCAAGTTTTACGGCAAAAATGCTTTAGGTTTTGCTTGGCGAGCAGGTCAACAAGAATTTTCTATTGAAATTGATTCATGCACAATTGACGGCAAGGGAGTTGCCGAGGGATTAAAGTTGTCTTGCTGCAGAAACGTAAAAGTGTTGAATTCTATCATAATTGGTGGCTACGAGGATTGTGTTGACATCGTTCGAGGAGAAAATATACAATTCATAAATTGCACATTTATTTCAAGCGGACAAACAAAACAACATATCACTTGCAAAGGAGGCGTCAAAAATATTTCTTTTGTTAGATGCAAGTTTATTGGTTCATTCAGAAATTTTTGGGATGGAGCTTGCATTGATCTCGGCAACTGGACAGATTATGACGACATTGAGCGCCCAAAAGTAAGAAACATAAAAATCGAAGACTGTCAAATGAAGAATGTACTGTATCCCATTTTATACAGAAGATTATACTCTGAGAATCCCACTGTAGAAAATAGTCGAGGACTTCAACTCAAGGTTCCAAGATTTTTTGTGACTGCTTTTTGGTTTCTTCAAAGAAAAGGTTTAATTGGAGAAAGAAGAAGGTTTCATTCTAGTAGTTTAAAAATTTTAGATTTTGAAAAATGAACATTTGTAAAATATGCTCTCAAGAATTTGAAAGCGAAAAGAAACTTCATATGCATCTTCGCTCCCACAAGGTTACTCTTGCGGAATATTATGTAGAACATTATCCCAGAAAAAATTTATACACAGGCGAACCATTACCTTTCAAAAACAAAGAACAATATTTTTCAAAAGATTTTTCTACTCGAGATCAATTGTTAAAATGGTGTGAATCAGAAGATGATAAGGTTGTATCAGATTACATTATCAGCATACTCAAAAAAAGAATAAATCAAAAACAATTGAATCTAGCTCCGTCTCATTTAGAATTAAAAATCAATGAGCTTCCAACTGTAGATATTTATCAAAAACATTTTGGCTCGTATACTGCGGCCTGTCATCAAGCAGGAGCAAAGCCCATGTTTGGCTCGCAGTTGCCCTCCGCTTGGAACGATCCTGTTTCACAAGATATCAAAATATTCATTGACACTCGCGAACAACAACCTCTTGAGTTTAAAAATTCAGAATCACTCAAGCTTGACTTTGGCGATTATGCTGTGGGTTCCGAGCACTATGATTATACTTATGTTGATCGCAAAAGCGAGCAAGATTTTAAATCCACTTTGAGCAAAAATAGTTACGAAAGATTTCGCGAAGAATTGAAGCGCACAAAAGATTTTGACAGCTATCTTTTCGTGGTAACCGAAGGCAGCACATCAAGTATCGAGAGAAGCAATCGGTGGGCACCTCACATGTCAAACATGAAATATATTTATCACAACATGAGGGTATTGGCTCACGAGTTCGCTGGCTCTTGTCAATTTATATTTACAGGTAGCCGAGAAGAGTCTGAACGATTGATTCCAAAGATATTGACTCTTGGCAGAAAACTTTGGAACGTAGACTTACAATATTACATCGACAACAAAAAAATATAATGGCTTGGGAAACAGGAAATCAATTATCCAGAAAAACTGAAAAAGACTTCAACGAAGAACTGCTCAAGCTCGAGGGTTTCATAGAAGAAAAAGAGGCTAAGATTTTATTGTATAAATTTCTGCGCGAAAACATAACCTTCTCTGCAGACTTAATCAGCGGGGTGAAACTTTTTCCTTTTCAGCATATGGCCATCAAGTCGATGTTTACGACTGATTACTTTATGGGGGTCTGGAGTCGGGGAATGAGTAAGTCATTTACCACGGCAATTTACGCATACATGGATGCAATATTAAACCAGGGAGTTGAAATTGGAATATTATCCAAATCGTTTCGTCAGGCAAAAATGATATTCAAAAAGATAGAGGATATAGCTTCCAAGCCTGGCGCGTTATATTTGAATCAATGCATAACTCACAAATCAAAAAGTAATGATGAATGGCTGCTCGAGATTGGAAGCAGCAGGATTCGCGCACTACCTTTGGGTGACGGCGAAAAGCTTCGTGGTTTTCGTTTTCACAGAATCATTATTGATGAGTTTGCTCTCATGCCTGAACGAATCTACAATGAGGTTATCATTCCGTTTTTGAGTGTTGTTGAGAATCCCACGCAACGAGAAGAGCTTTATAATCTTGAAACAGAATTGATTGCCAAGGGAGAAATGAAAGAAGAGGATCGTCATGTGTGGCCAAACAATAAATTGATTGCTTTATCATCTGCTAGTTATAAGTTTGAATACATGTATAAAGCTTATGAGCAATTTGAAGAATTGATTCGCACTGGAAGCACCAAGCAAACTGATGCAAACAGAATCATCATGCAATTTAGTTATGATTGCGCGCCAAAGCAATTGTACGATAAAAACCTACTTGATCAAGCAAAATCCACAATGAGTCAAAGTCAGTTTGATCGAGAGTTTGGTTCGATATTTACCGACGATAGCAGTGGTTACTTCAAGACATCAAAAATGGCAGCTTGTACATTAAAAGATGGAGAAAGTCCAAGCATTGAAGTGGCTGGAGATGTTAAGGAAAAATATATTCTTGCATTTGACCCCAGCTGGGCCGAGAATGAGAGTAGTGATGATTTCGCAATGATATTATTGAAGCTGAATGACGACAAAAAAATAGGAACTGTTGTTCATAGTTATGCACTAAGCGGAGCAAATTTAAAACAACATATATTTTATTTTCATTATTTGTTGAGCAATTTTAATATTGTGTCTATCATTGGTGACTATAATGGTGGCGTTCAGTTTATCAATGCAGCAAATGAAAGTAGTTTGTTTAAGAAGCACAACATAAACATAAAATGCTTGAATACAAATTTTGATGATCTAGAGAATTACCAAAAAAAATTAACTGAAGGAAAAAAAGAATATAATCTAAAAGACAAAACGATCTGTTATTTGCGAAAACCAACAAGTCAATGGATACGATTGGCCAACGAGTTGTTGCAGGCAAATTTTGATCACAAAAGAATCTACTTCGCAAGCCGCGCAATTGATGATGCATACAACGAACAGCGCAGCAAAAAAATACCCATACAAGACATAAAGTTTTTAAGAACCTCGCAAAGTTTAGAGCGACAAACAAATGCTGCAAAAATGATTGATTTTGTGGAGCATCAATTTGACATGTTGAATTTGATGAAAACAGAATGTTCTTTGATTCAGATAACAACCTCTGCAAGTGGCACTCAAAATTTTGATTTACCGCCAAGTTTAAAGCGGCAAACTGGGCCAGAAAAAGCAAGAAAAGATTCATATTCTGCTCTTATACTTGGAAATTGGATGGTCAAACTTTATTATGACATGATGTGTGTAAAGGTGGATAATGTAAATTATACTTTTACTCCCATGTTTATAAACTAAGTGTAACATTTACATAAATGTCTAAACAATATAAATATACAACAACATTTGACAGCGTAGTTTTTGCTTCAAGCGATATTGAAGAGTCGAACATAAGCAAAGCTTCTCTGGAGTCACTGAGGCCATTGATTCCTCAAAACATCGATCTTGATCGCAACATTGATCTGCTTGGTGTCGCATTCAATGCAGCAGTGGTAAATAAATTTAATAAAAACGGAGATGGTATTGCAAGCGAGGCTGCTGTGGCAATCAAAGATTATTTTGTTCACAAGCCGACAAATATCGAGCATGATAGAGATAGAATCGTTGGACACATTGTTTCTGCTGGATTTTCTAGATACGGAGATTCTTCTGAATTGATTTCTGATGATGAAGCTTTGATCACCGAAGGAGCTTACAACATAGCATTGGCTGCAGTGGTTTACAAAACTGCAAGCAAAGAATTTGCAGATCTAGTCATGAACTCCACCGATCCAGAGAGCGATTACTATCAAACAGTTTCCACAAGCTGGGAAGTTGGATTTAATGATTATGTTATATCTGTAGGTGGAGACGACCTGCATGAATCTTCGATTGTCTCTGATCCTCAAGAAATCGAAGCATATTCTCCGTATTTAAAATCTTTAGGAGGAAAAGGTCAACTTCAAGATGGCCGAAAAGTGAATCGACTGATTGTTGGTGAGATTTATCCTTTGGGAATTGGCTTCACTTCTAACCCTGCGGCAGACGTAAAAGGTTTGATTGCTGACAAAAAAGAAGTCGAACAAAAATCTTCCAGCAGAAATCAACCAATCGATAAGATCATAACAAAAAGCAAAAAAACTTCCCATTCCTCTCAAGAAAATGTACTAAACAAAGAACCTAATAATAA